GACCTTGTTATCAGGGTCATTTAGCCACTTCTTGAGGGCATTTTGATCGGTAATGTAATAACCTCGCATAATCCCCATCTCATTGAGAGTCTCAATAATTTCTAGGGGTAATGTTGCTATCTTGTTCTTTGGATCGTAGGGAGAATCTCCCCATCCTGTCTTTCCACTACGCTGATTGTATTGTTCCTGTGTATGGTCAATAAAATCTGTTAAGTCTGTTTCTGTCTTGATAATAAGACCGCCTTCGCCATCTGCGTAGGCTGTTTTTACTACTCCGTTTACTACACCTAAGTTACCTCGTTTACCGAGTTCTGACATAAAGACTCCTAGAAAGGGGGCAGGTTTTGCCCACCCCCTATTCTACATCTTATCTAGATTTTATCAAGACAAGTCAAACACACCGCCATGAGCAGCTTCGTTGCGAACTTCCAATGTCAACTCAGCCAAGATTTGTTTCTTGTCAGCATCGCCAACTTTAGCGATGTCGTTGGTTTGGAATGGGCGCAAATAAGCCAATGCTGCATACTCAGGATCAAGGATCAGAGCATCACGAGTACGCATAAAGCGATTAGGAACGATCTGCAATACACCAAAGTCGGACTGATACAAATCAGCACCGGCTAGTATTGTTGCTTGACCATTCGTAGGCACTTGATAACGCTGTGCTGCCAAACCTGTGAAGCCAGAAACAACTTGCTTCTGTGTTGGGCTTACAAAGAGTGCTGAAGGTGTGCCACCGCTTGCGAATACTTTTGCGATAACAGTCTTGAGCAATGTCTCTGTAAATGTACGGGTTGTACCATCTGTACGAGTAGAAACACCAATGGTTGTTGGGTCTACACCAGTTACCGATGTGCCATTAACAGAAGTATTGGTCTTGATGTAAGACAAGAGTGAACCCATCTTACGAGCATTACCTGTAGAGGCTGCTGTCTGACCTTGATTAGCTGTGATGATTGTCTCAATATCACGCTTGATCTCAGACGAGGCTTTAGCCAATTGGTATGCCATCTCAGACTTACGACCAGCGAGGTCAGAAGCCAAGAGAGTACCAGAAACCATAACTGTCTTACCAACGATCTGGGTGTAGTTACCGAGACGAGTTGTTGGGGTGATAGAGGCTTCTGTTGCGCTTGCACCTTCAACTAAAGCGTTGCCGGTGGTAGCTGCTGCAAGGCTGTCTGTTTGCCACTCATGGTAGACAGAAGTAGCTTTTGTCTTACCGATGGATGACATGATTGGGGTGTCGGTTGGGCTGATGTCATAGATAACATCTGTTAAGTCCTCACGAGCACCAATAGCTGTGTGGCGATCATATGCTGCCATAATAAATTTCCTTTATAAAAATCGTTCAAATAAGCGAACAGCATCCTTTTTATTGCCAGATTGGCGTAATACTGCTCGATCCTTTTTTACTGATTCCACCTCAGAGCTTTGAGGGTTGGAAGTGCCAGGTCTGATAGTCTTTGGCGCATTGGCTACTTTCTTTGTCGTAGCACCCTTATTTGCCATTAACTTCTCATACTGCATTGCTTTGTAAAGTGTTTGCACAGCACGACTGTCATAGACTTGAGACAACTCTTGGTCAGAGAAACCGATAGATTTAGCATAGTTCCGTATATCCCTACGGACTACTTCTGCTTTCACCTCATCCTTAAACTCAGGGATGGCTTCTACTAACTTCTGTTGCTCTTGTTGGATATGCTTTTGTAGAAGTGCTTGTTGGTGAGTCTGTTGTTCTTGTTGAACACGCTGTCTCTCAATCTGCACCGCTTGTAATTGCTTATCCCTCTCAACTTTCTCTGCCATTGCAACTGCGTAAGCAATAGGATCTTCTGCCTTCAATGCCGACAGATCTTCTCCTTGGTTTTGCTGTTGTAGCAATTGTTCAATAACTTGGAGTCGTTGAGCATAAGTCTCACGAGTCTTTGCTGCTTCCTCAATCTTTATTCTCTCCGCTTCTACAGCCTTGCGTTGCTCTGCTAAAGATTGGGTCTTTTTCTGATAATCCGCAGTCCTACTGTAGCCATTCAAAAGTTCATCAAGGCTAACCTCCAACTCCTCACCATTAGCTTTCACTCGGTATTTGGGAGATTCCTCTATAACTTCTTCTTGACTCTCAGCTTCTTCCGCACTTACATCTTGCTCCTCGAACTCAGGTTCAGCAGAATATTCTTGCTGTTCCTCTGCACTAGCTTCTGGTTGGGCTTTCGCCTCCTCCGCTTGTGGCTCAAGAAAAGACATAAATGCGTTAGCTGCACCACTAACAGAATTGTCTACACTCCCTTGTGGGTTGGTGTTTTCACTCATTTTCTCACCTTACAGGTTGTTAAAAAAACTTAATCCTCTTTTTCTCGATTTCGCCATCATGTGCGATTGATCGGATAGAGGCTTCAAAATCTTCTATGGCTCGGAGTTTGACTAGGGCTTTTTCTCTGCCTTCTACATCATCCTCGTTAGAGCCAAATATATATGATTTATATACTTCCTTTTGAGTCTCTAATAACTCAATAAAGAACTCGTCTTGTAGTAGGGTAACTGCCCTATCTATTTTGCTCATCCAGGTATCCTGACATCACCAGTCAATTTAGCACCAACTTGTGCTGCTTTCAACTGTGCCTCTGCTTGGAACTCTGCTGTCTTAAGTTCTAGATTAGCTGCTGCCTTCTCTCTTTCGAGTTGGATAGAGGCTTGTGCTTTTGCTTTAGCAATTTCAATGTCGTTTAATGCCTTGGCACGATCTACTTCGATCTGTGCTTGTGTCTGTGCCATTAGCGCATCCATCGCTGGATTAGGCATTGGCTGTTGTGGCTGTGGCTGAGATAGTTGTTGGTCTAGCTCTGGTGGAATCTCTTTAAAGAACTCCATCGAATCTTTGTATCCTGCTGCCTCGATAAACTTACCGAGTGTGTTGCGATACTGACCAACAGTTACTAACGGATTAGCAAAGCCTTGGGTTGACAAGATTTGCTCTTGTTTCTGCATGACCATTGCTGCCATTGCCATTTTCTGATCTTGGCTACCTGTTCCTAGACCAACATTGACTGTTACATCGTAGTTGTTCTTCCACTCTCTAGGATCAATCGAGACATACTTGCCTCTGAGTCGTACAACTCTTGGCTTGTCCTGATACTTTAGGAGTAGGTGGAAAATGCCACTAAATAGGTCTTTTACACCTGTATCGGCAAAGATTCTAGCAATCATCTCTATACGACCAGAGCCTGCTTGTTGCATTGCTGCAATTGCTGTAGCTGTGGTGTTTTGTAGAATGTTAGGATCTATACCTTGGCTCATAGATGTAACACCTGAACGCTTCTGCAATACCTGATCCATGTAATCCAACATGGGGAAGGATTGCGATGCTGTTGGTGGTACAGATAAAGGTTGAACTGCACCTTGAGACTTAATACGCACTACACCACCAGGCGCAGAGGTTAATAAATCGTCTAGGTTTACTTGTCCATCTAATGCTGTAACCCTAGGCATATTGGTCAAATACAGATTGTCTAGGATCTGGCGAGTAATTGTAGACTTGATAAGTTGGATGTCCATTGCTCTGTCTGCCAAGCTCTGACCAAAGAACTTGTGTGGCATAGGAATAGGACAAATACTAGCAAAAGGAATGTGATCTGCTTCTTCGTTATCGATGATCTGATCGCCTGCGTAGGTTACTTTACGCAACTCAGCGATACCATCACCATCAAAGTCTGTACGAATATAGCACTCAAACACTTCTACTTCTTGCATCGTAAAGTCTAATGTCTGTGTCTCGTCTGGCATCTCGCCCTGACTAAACCTTGCTACTCTCTCAGGAGTGTAGGTAAGGTCATTGTAAGAAGGCATCTTGTCTACTTCATCTTTTGGATAGCCAAGTGCAATTAAGTCGCTTCTTGTCTTAACTGTACGATGTGCTACAAAACGAGCATTTTTGATTGACTTGTCTCGCTTGGCAATCAAGAACTCCTCTGGAGGTACATTCTCTACACAGACACGACCTACTTCTTTTTTCTTACGAATAACGACATTGTAAGAAAGGATTGGCATACCCATAGGATCTATGCCTACTTCCTCTGTGTCTTGGCTGATTAGTTCCATCTCGCCATCAGCAAACAGAAGTGTTAGTTCTTCTGCGTTTAATCCTTTGTATTCTTCTTTCGTTGGTTCTTCTGCTTCTTCCCACCAATACTTAACAATTCCATTCTTTTGTAGAAGTGCATCTTTCATCCAATTGTGTAGGATGATGACACCATCGTTGTCGTTAAAGAACACATAGTTTGTGAGTTCTGTAGCTTGCTTGGCTAGTTCTTCGTCTCCAGGCATCCTTGGCTCAAAGCGACCCAATTCGTCTGATCCGGCAAAAATACGCATCAACTGAGGTAAAGCACCATCGACTACTTCGGCTACTTCGCCTGTAACAATCCTACTACGACCTTCTACTTCATTACCATAGTCGTAACGATTGTAGTAGTTGATTGCTTTGGTTCTCTGCTCGACTGTCTCAGTCTCTACATAGCCAATAGAATCCTCTATCTCCGCTTCGAGAATGACTTTTAATTTTTGCTCATCCATTTATACGATCCATGAAGTTTTAACTGTTATTGGCTGATCCCAAGTATTGTTCTGTTCCATACCTACTGCTAAATACCTAAAGGCATCGCTTCCATGACTTGCCCAATCATGCAAAGGTTTAGCAAAGAACACATTTTGTTTCTCGTTAAACTCTCGCCTATAGTTTCTTAGGCAGTCTAGCCCTTGCTTTATATGTGGCATATTAAACCAACATCTCGGTAATAGTCTGCGAACAGCCTGTATGCCATCGTCTACAGAAAGTCTTGGCAGAACCCTGACATCTAGTCCTGATTCTCTCAACACTTCCAATCTGCTCTTACCTGTTCCTAACTCTCTTACTTCTACATCATGTGGTAGGAGTTGCTCTGCTTTCTCCCAATTGTGTTCTTTTAGCCAATTGACATACCAATCTAGTCCTTGACCATGATTCTCTACATAATCTAAGAGTCTAACTTCTTGTCCTGTAACTTGTGCGACCCATAGAGCAGTCGAATCACCAATACCCAAATCCCAAGCCACATAAGTCCTACAGAGATCATCTCTTGTAATCTCGCAAAGCCTACCTTTTTCTTCCAACTCATTAATCAGTTTTCCGTAATAGCTTCCCTCCACAGCAGCAGAGAATGAACACTCAAACTCCTGATTGTACTTATCCTCGCCCATCTCCTTCTTGGCAGCCCATAACTCTTTCTCATCTAAGAGCTTGGTTTCGCTTGCTTTGAACTGTAGAGCAGACCATCCTTCTTCTTTACTGGCTCTGTCGAACAGTTCCTTGAAGTGGTTGTTGCCCTTAGGAGTGCCGATAAACAAACACGACCCTTTTCTGTCTGCAAGAGCCGGTCTAATGATCTCGTTCCAAATCTTAGGATTCTGATCGCCAATTTCGTCTAGCACTACTCCATCAAAATATTGCCCTCGGAGTGAGTCTGGGTTATCTGATCCGTACAACTGTATTCTTCTACCAAAGAAGTCTACCCTTAATTCAGCGATATTAGCTGTAGCATCTAGTGGTCTTACGAACTCTAAAAGGTAATCCCAAGCTACTCGCTTACTCTGTGAGTATGTTGGACTAATGATTGCATACCTAGGGTTGGGTTTGTCGTTCTCCATTGCTGCTTTGATTAGCGCATTGAGTGCTGCTACTGTCTTGCCCATGCGCCTGTGTGCTACTACCACTACAAAGCGATGTTTATCCATCGCCCTGTGTATCTGTAATTGAGGTTCTCTAGGCTTGTAGGGGATGACTACTCGTTTTACTTCGTCATCTGCGTACTCTACTTCTCCCAAGCGACCACCATCTTAAATATCTCGCCATCTGAGCCAGTAATATTGTTCTCGATTGGCAGTAATCTGCCGTATATCTTATAGAACTCACCTTGGTTCTTGGAGTCTGACTTAGCCCAATTGACCATGCCTTCTACTCCACCTAAGTCCTCGAAAGCACGAATAATGTTTTCTTTTGCCACTCTAGGGATCTTATTTGTAGCTCCCTTTGGTCTACCAGCACCTGCTCGTAGTCCACCATGAGATGATTTTTCTGTCTCTAAATTATCAAGTTCTGTAGCGTTTTCCATTCCATTCCCTATGGGTTGATGGTTGATGATGTTGCTATTCTACAACACTTTAGTCTAGTAGTCCTTCAAATTTATCCATCAGTCTGTAGTCTCCAGATGTAGAGGGGTAGATTGCCTCTCTAACATCAAATACTTCTGATAAAACTGGATCTCCTGTTCTTTTCTTAGAGTATCCAAGAACAGCATCATAACCAGCATCTCTAACTTTTTGGGCTACAGCAGCTTCTTGCAAAGCATAAGGCAACTGATTGCCTTCTCTTGAATTGTAGAAAATATAATCTCCATACCCTTTTAAGTCTGGTACATATTTTTCTAAAAATTGTTCAGGTGTTATTGCATCGGATAAATTGTATCTTTTATCACTTATTAAATCAGGATGCCTTACTGCTAAAGCATCTTTTCTCATTTCTTCGTATGCACCCTTACCCATCAACTGATCGTAAGCAGCTTCTGGTGCTTTACCGCCTGTAGCACCTTTTACAAACAATGGGTTTTTGTAAAGAGTTTCACCACTTATTTTTTCTGTTCCACCATAACCAGAAGTTCCACCATAATGTTTAATTCCTGTAGAACCTTCTGGCAAATAAAACACACCACCTCTTACAGATTCTGTTTCTGCTTGTTGTGGCTTTTGTTTCCTCATTACATTCATTACAAGACCTTCATCTGTAATGCTTGCGCCAGGTGTATTTTCTACAGCCTTTCTAAATACATCATCAGTAGGCAAGGACACAGGCATTTTTATATCTCTTGCTGTAGAGACAGGAACTATGTTTTGTAAAAGCCCTTGTTGAGCCATATAGTTTTCTAATGCCATCCCTGCTTTTGGTGCTACTGCTTTTGCTCCTGCAACTGCTGCGGGTGCTGCAAATGGTGTTGCCATTCCAAGATAAGCCAAAGGCTCACCCTGTTGGTATCCTTGTAGATACGCTGCTTGTTTAGGATCTAGCACAGACATATTTTGTCTTGCCGGAAGTCCATAAGCTGCCTCTGCCATTCCCTGTTGCTGTGGCAATGTAGGTGCGCCTAGTAGACCACTAAACAATGTAGGGTTTACTAATGCCCTTGTTGCCCTTGTTGGGATGTCTAACAAGCCTTGTAACCTGGCTTGCGCCATGTCTAGTAGGCTTGCCATATCTATCCTTTTACGAGTACGACCTTCATGCTATCTACCATCCTAGGTAGGATTGTTAGCATTTGGTCTGATATATTCATTTCTTCTGCTAGTTTGCTTTTTACAAACTGTAGTTCTTTTACAACAAACTTATCTTTCCATCCTAGATACCAATGCCAATCTGTGTAGTAGAGCCAACTGTTTTCGTTAAATGCTCTGACATGGGTTGGATCTTGCCAAGCTCCTAGGCTTAGATCGTATGGCACATGGATGTGGAACTCTCCACCTTCTACAAGTAGATCCTTGCAGTTTGTCATTGCCTTTACTAAGTCTAGGATATGTTCTAAGACATCGTTAGCGATAATCTTAGTAAACATTCCTTGTTTTACTTTTATCTCTCCGAATCTTGTAGAGATTGTTTCTCCCCAAGGTATCTTGGTAATGTCTAGCACCCAATCAGGTTTCTTGCTTTCCTGTATGTCTGCGTTTAGACAGTCCTCTCGGAAGTCTTTTCCGCTACCTAAATTTAAGTGCCTTGGATATGAACTCATCTATGTTTTCTGAACAAAGTAAAGGTATAAGTTCTTGGATTCTATCATCTGGTAGATCCCACCAGGCACTTTTATTTAATTGCTCGATCTGTAGATCTGTAAAGCGTTTCTTGATTATCTTGGCTGGATTGCCTGCGACTACGCAATAATCAGGAACATCCTTATGCACTACTGCTTTGGCTGCTACTACTGCTCCGTTACCGATCTTGACTCCAGACATAATGGTGCATTGAGAGCCTAACCATACATCGTTACCAATGTGTATATCGCCTTTTGTAGATGGGTGTCCTTGACCATGCCACTTGAATGTGTCTTGGTTTATATGTCCGAATGGGTATGTTGTTACCCAATCTGTTCTGTGATTGCCACCAAGGAATATCTCTACATTGTCTGCGATGCTACAAAAAGATCCTATATGGAGCTTTGATCCTTCTCCCCAACTACGAATGATTAAGTTCTCTAGTCCGTAGCTGTATCTCACCACTTAACCTTGTCAGCCCAATACGCTGCACTCATTTTGCCTTTGGCAATGTTGCTTGCATGACGAGCTTTAAATGACTTTCTACGAGCTTTGTTTGCTGCTGATTCGCCTTCTTTGGCAGGGCTACCGCTTACACCTTGTTGACCAAATCGTATTGTTTTGACCTTATCACCCTCTTTTGCCACGACTACATGGCTTTTAGTAGGGTGGTTTGGTGTTCTTTTAGGCTTGTTATAGCCTGCAACACCCATTCTTTCTAGGATGCCTGCTGCATCTCGGACTTTCACTTCTTGTACCGAGCCGACTTGCCTGCCTCACTTAGTGCTATAGCGATGGCTTGCTTGGGATTCTTAACGACTTTCTTGGACTTACCAGAGTGCAGTTTGCCCTCTTTGTACTCGCCCATGACTTTGCCAATCTTCTTTTGTGCTTTGGTCATCTTCATTTTTTAGCCTTTAGTGGTTTAGCTGTCTTTGCTGCTTGCTTGAAAGCCTTGGCTGTAGGTGCGCCTTTTGTGCCAGGCTTACGCATTTTCTCGCCTGATCCCTCGGCTATCCTTTTACGCTTTGCTGCGATATTGCTGTAGAGACCCTGTTTCATTCTTCTTCCCCTTCGTATTCTTCTTCTTCTGCGCCCATAGCTTCCCAAGCCATACAGCCTCGTTCACCTTTGCAGACAAAATCGAATATTTCGCAATGACCCATATCCTTGGGAACACCACACTTGCTCATTTCTTCGCCTGTTTCGTAGTATTCACAGGCTTTGCACTTGCCTTCGCCATCCTTACGATCACCATATTCGGCTGTTAGGACTGCTTTTTTCATGTTGCCTTTGTTAATATCGGCATCCATTGTAGATAATGGGCATGATTCTGTATCGGATTCTAGGAGACCACCTTCTTTTTTCTCAGCCATCTTGGGCTCTTTACCCAATAAACCGATCATAATGGACATACCCTTCTTTTCCATAGCTCACCCTAGTGTAGAAACAGCAAATTTTGGGTGCAATTACCCAAGAAAATTATACAAGTGTTTTTTACTTTTGTGAAGTAAACCATCGTTGATGCAGTTCTGGCATATTTGCTTTTATCCATGTCTCTGCTTCTTGTTGGTTTTTGCCATGATCCATACCGATAGTCTGACTTCCGACATGGTGGACATAAGACCGGCTGACATAGTTTTTGTACCCATTGGCTCTGATTTCTAAGCATTGGATGTCATCCGAATACCAATTGATAGGTTTGTAGTCTACCCACTTATCCTTGTGAATATAACCAAATAGAGGAGAAATAATTTCTGTGGGAATTATTTTTCTTTCTTCTACATATCGGATGCCTTCTCTTTCTTTGAAGGCTCGGATGTTTTGGTATCCACGAACATAATCA